ATGATATTAATATTCAAGATGGTACTATAAACTATGAAAAAAATGAGCAAACTAATTAGAAAAATATCTGTAGGTAAAGATTACAAAAATGACGCTATGCACTATGCTGTTGGTCAAGAAGTTTACGGTGGACATACTATTTGTGATATAATAGAAGAAGATGAAAAATATTCTATTTATATTAAAAAAAATAAAGATGTTTTGCCTTGGAAAGACTTTAATAAAAACATGGCAGTATCTGTAGAGTATAACTTAGAATATTAAACATGTATAATTATAAAATATCTGTTTTAAAAGTAATTGATGGTGATACTATTGACGCTGAAATAGATTTAGGTTTTGATATAAAAACTAAAAAAAGAATTAGATTTGCTGGTATTAATACACCTGAATCAAGGACAAGAGATCTTGAAGAAAAGAAAAGAGGTTTAGCGGCGAAAAAAAGAGTGGTAGAGCTTTTAAACGGTTGTAACGTTATTAACTTAAATTCTCACGGATTAGGTAAGTTTGGTAGATGTTTAGGAGAGTTAATGATAGATATGGTGGATGGAAAACAAAAACTAACATTAGTTAGCTTAAATCAATTATTAATCGAAGAAGGCCATGCTGTAGAATATAATGGCGGAAAAAGATAAAATATGAAAATAAACTGGATAAACGGCTTTAACGCTACAAATAAAAAAGAAAAATATAAACTAACTTTTAGACTTGGTACTTTTACAATATTAGAAATAAAGGTTTGTGTTTGTAATCAAAAGTCTTGCGAGTGTTCAAAATTTAGGTTTATGATTTTTAATTTAGGTTTTGAGTTATAATGAAAGCACCTTTTGATTTTGTTATAGAACCAAAAGGTAATAGATATAATAATACTAAAAAAGTTGGTGATTCAGAGTTGATATTAAACACTGAAATATATAACCATGAATATATCAATAGAGAAGCTATTGTTAAATCTATACCTACAGTTTTTAAAACAAAAATAAAACCTGACGATACTGTTATAGTTCATCACAATGTTTTTCGTAGATGGCATAATGTAAAAGGTATAGAAAAAAACAGTAGAAGTTATTTTAATGAAAATACTTATATTGTAAAAGAAGATCAAATATTTTTATACAAAAAAAACAATAAATGGTATTCACCTGAAGGTTTTTGTTGGGTAAAGCCAATAAAAAATAAAGATAAATACAACTTAGACAAAGCACAAGAAAATATAGGTATAATAAAACATACTGATGGTGCTTTTAAAGTAAATGATCTTGTAGGTTTTACACCACAATCAAACTACGAGTTTGTTATTGATGGTGAGCTATTATATAGAGTATATACTAAATTTATTACAATTAAATATGAATACGAAGGAAACGAAGAGGCTTATAATCCAAGCTGGGCACAAGGCAGTTGAAGAATTAATTAATGTTGCTAAAGAAAAAATTATTACAAACACTGAAGACGACGTTAGCGCTGATAGATTAAAAAATGCCGCAGCTACTAAAAAACTAGCAATATTTGACGCATTTGAAATACTTAACAGAATACAAGAAGAAGAAAACTTGCTTGAGGGCAAAACACCTGAAAAGGCAGAGAAAAAAACTTTTAAAGGATTCGCAGAAGGTAGATCTAAGTAATGTACAGTCAAAGTTTAGTTAAGGTTGTAGAGCCTATAAAAAAAACAACGGTTACACGTATGAACCGTGGTAAAAAATGGAAATATGGGTATAACAAAGAACACGATATTATTGTTATATCTAAAACAGGTAAAATAGGACAAATATATGAAATACAAAATCTTAAAATTGCTTTACCATCTGTGCCCTTGCAAGTACATGGACTGCAAGAAAATAAGTGGAAAAAAATAGAATATCCAAAAGAACTAAGTAAATTAAAAAACATATTTGATTGGAGATCATATCCTGAAGAAGCAAAAGATAAATGGTATGATTACATAGACGAAGAGTTTAAACGTAGAGATGAGGGTTTTTGGTTTATGAATAACGGTAAGCCGACATATATAACTGGTAGTCATTATATGTACTTACAATGGAGTAAAATTGATGTTGGTGCACCAGATTTTAGAGAAGCAAATAGGTTGTTTTATATATTCTGGGAAGCATGTAAAGCTGATAAAAGATGCTATGGTATGTGTTACTTAAAAAACAGACGTAGTGGTTTTTCTTTTATGTCTTCAGCTGAAACAGTTAATTTAGCTACAATATCAAGTGATAGTAGATATGGGATATTATCTAAAAGTGGTTCAGATGCTAAAAAAATGTTTACAGACAAAGTTGTACCAATATCGGTTAATTATCCGTTTTTCTTTAAACCGATACAAGACGGTATGGACAGGCCTAAGTCTGAACTTGCTTATAGAGTTCCTGCAAGTAAGTTTACGCGTAAAAAAATTACTACAAACGAAAAGCAGGAAGACTTGGTTGGACTTGATACTACTATTGATTGGAAAAACACAGGTGATAACAGCTATGATGGAGAGAAACTTAATTTATTAGTACATGATGAAAGTGGTAAGTGGGAAAGACCTGATAATATATTAAACAACTGGAGAGTTACAAAAACATGTTTGCGTCTTGGTGCTAGAATAGTTGGTAAATGTATGATGGGTAGCACTAGTAATTCTCTTGATAAAGGTGGTAATAATTTTAAAAAACTATACTATGATTCGGATGTCACAAAAAGAAATCGTAATGGACAAACAAAGTCTGGTTTATATTCTTTTTTTATTCCAATGGAGTGGAACTATGAAGGATTTATTGATGAATACGGACAGCCAGTCTTTAATAACCCACATGATGATGTATACGGACCCGACAAAGAATTAATAGATTATGGTATTATAGAGCATTGGGAAAACGAAGCTGATGGTTTAAAAAATGATCAAGATGGTTTAAACGAGTTTTATAGACAATTTCCAAGGACTGAAGAACACGCGTTTAGAGATGAGGCAAAAAATAGTATATTTAATTTAGTTAAAATATACGAGCAGATAGATTACAATGAAGGTGTTAATAATTCTGCTAATGTAAATACTGGAAACTTTCAATGGCTTAATGGTGTAAAAGATACGCAAGTAATATTTTATCCAGATCCAAAAGGTAGATTTAATGTAAGTTGGTTTCCACAAAGTCACTTACAAAATAAAATAATAATTAAAAACGGTATTAAATACCCTGGTAATGAGCACATGGGTGCTTTTGGTTGTGATAGTTATGATATTAGTGGTACTGTAGATGGTAAAGGATCAAACGGTGCTTTACATGGATTAACTAAGTTTAGCATGGAAGATGCACCGCCAAATCACTTTTTTGTAGAATATATATCAAGACCACAAACGGCTGAGATATTTTTTGAAGATGTTTTAATGGCTTTAGTTTTTTACGGTATGCCGTTACTTGCAGAGAATAACAAACCAAGATTATTATATCATTTAAGAAGAAGAGGATATAGAGGTTATAGTATGAACAGACCAGATAAAGTTTGGAATAAATTATCTACATCAGAAAAAGAAATAGGTGGTATACCAAACTCAAGTGAAGATATAAAACAAGCTCATGCCGCAGCTATAGAGATGTATATACAGCAACATGTTGGTCATTTAAATGATGGTGTTTATGGTAATATATACTTTAATAAAACACTTAATGACTGGGCTAAGTTTGATATTACAAAAAGAACAAAGTTTGATGCTAGTATAAGTTCTGGACTTGCTATTATGGCTTGTAATAGAAATTTATATGCACCAAATATAAAAATAGAAAAACCTAAACTAAATATAAGTATTGCTAAATATAAAAACACAGGTAATACTTCTAAAATAATAAAATAACAGATGGCAAATTACATAAATAATTATTTTCCTAGTCAAGTTGTAAGTGATGCTGAAAAACTTAGTTATGACTACGGTTTAAAAGTTGCAAAAGCCATAGAGCACGAGTGGTTTAATAAAGACCAAGGTATTAATAGATACCAAAAACACTATAATGATTTTCATAGATTAAGATTATATGCTGAAGGTAATCAATCAATACAAAAATATAAGGATGAGTTATCTATAAATGGTGATTTGTCCTATTTAAATTTAGACTGGACACCAGTTCCTATAGTACCTAAATTTGTAGATATAGTAGTTAATGGTATGGCAGATAGATCTTATGATATAAAAGCTTATTCTCAAGATCCATATGGTATAGAAAAAAGAACACAGTACATGCAGTCTATATTAGACGATATGAATACTAAAGAAATGAACGACTTTGTTCAGCAAAATTTTAATATTAATCTTTACGAAAACGATCCAACAACATTACCAAATACACAAGAAGAATTAGAGTTGCATATGCAGTTAACGTATAAGCAAGCTGTTGAAATAGCTGAAGAGCAAGCTATAAATGTTTTAATGGATGGTAATAGATATGCTTTAACAAGAAAAAGATTTTATAGAGATTTAACAGTACTTGGTATTGGTGCTGTTAAAACTAACTTTAATACATCTGAAGGTGCTACAATAGAATATGTAGATCCTGCTGATTTAGTTTATTCTTACACAGAGTCACCATATTTTGATGATATATATTATGTAGGTGAAATAAAAACAATACCTATAAATGAATTAGCTAAACAATACCCACATTTAGAACAATCAGATTTAGAAGAAATAATACAAAATAGATCTTTATACACTAACAACTCATATAAAAATGCTAGTAGTTATGACGAGTTTGATAATAATAAAGTTCAAGTTTTATATTTTAATTATAAAACATATATGAACGAAGTTTATAAAATAAAACAAACTTCTACTGGCGCTGAAAAAGCTATAGAAAAAGATGATACTTTTAATCCACCAGAAAATATGGAAGGTGGTTTTACAAGATTAGATAGAGTTATAGAGGTACTTTATGAAGGAGCAATGGTTGTAGGTACAAATAAGCTTTTACAATGGGGTATGGCTAAAAATATGATGAGACCTAAAAGTGATTATACTAAAGTTAAAATGAACTATAGTGTAGTTGCACCTCGTATGTATAAAGGAAATATTGACTCTTTAGTTAAACGTATTACAGGGTTTGCTGATATGATACAGCTCACTCATTTAAAATTACAGCAAGTAATGTCTCGTATGATACCTGATGGTGTTTATTTAGATGCAGACGGACTTGCTGAAATAGATTTAGGTAATGGCACAAACTATAATCCACAAGAAGCGTTAAACATGTTTTTCCAAACTGGTTCTGTAATTGGTAGATCATTTACTCAAGATGGTGATTTAAATCCTGGTAAAGTACCAATACAAGAAATAACTTCTGGTAGTGGTGGTAATAAAATACAAGCACTTATAGGTAACTATAACTATTACTTACAGATGATTAGAGATGTAACCGGTTTAAATGAAGCTAGAGATGGTAGCATGCCAGATGATAGAGCTTTAGTTGGTATACAAAAAATAGCAGCTGCAAATTCTAATACAGCAACTAGACATATATTAGATGCTGGTTTATTTTTAACAGCTGAAGTTGCAGAGCAATTATCACTTAGAATATCTGATATTATAGAGTATTCACCTACTAAAGATGCCTTTATACAAAGCATTGGAGTTCATAATGTAGCTACACTTGAAGAGATGTCAGAATTACACTTATATGATTTTGGCATATTTATAGAGTTAACACCAGATGATGAAGAAAAAGCTAAACTTGAAAATAATATACAAGTAGCATTACAACAACAAACTATAGACTTAGAAGATGCTATTGATGTTAGAGAAATTAACAATGTTAAATTAGCTAATCAAGTTTTAAAAATACGCAGAAAAAAGAAAATACAACAAGACCAACAATTAAAAGAGAGAAATATACAAGCTCAAGCACAAGCAAATGCTCAGCAACAACAAGCAGCTGCTCAAATGGAAGTTCAAAAACGACAAGCTTTAGCACAGTCTGATGCTCAACTAGAACAATTAAAAGCTCAGTTAGAATTACAAAAAATGCAACAAGAAGTACAAGCTAAACAAACGTTAATGGCTTTAGAGTTTGATTACAATATGAAGTTAAAAAATATTGAAACAAAAGCTTTTAAAACAAGAGAAAAAGAGAAAGAAGATAGAAAAGATGAAAGAACTAGAATACAAGCTACACAACAGTCTGAACTTATAGAACAAAGAAAAGGTAATCAACCTGCTAAAAAGTTTGAATCTACAAGTAATGATATAATAGGAGATGTTGATCCTACTGATATGTCTATGTTTGGACCTAGGTAGCAATTTTATTAATTATATAATATTTTATTATGGCAAAAAAGAAAAAAGAAGAAGTAGCTGAAAAGACTACTGATAACGTTACTAAAGTAAATATTAGTACACAAGAGAAAAAAGAAGATGATAATATCATCAGAGTAAATTTAGATAATCCACCAAAAAAAGAAAAACAAGATGCCGTTCCAGAGCAAAGCACAAATGAGGTTCCTGTACGCGACGAATCCGAAACTAGCGAAAAAGTACTCGAAGAAAACGTCGAAGCAACAGATGAAAAACCTACCGGAGAAAGTGAAAAATCCGATACAGTTCAAGATGAGCAACCCGTTATTGAAGAAATAACGTCGGAAGAAACAACTGAACAAAAAACTGAAGAAAAAGTTGAAGAAGAAAAAGTTGCAGAATTAACTGAAGAAGTTAAAGAAGCTGTAGCTGAAACAAAAGAAACAGGTAAACCACTACCAGAAAATATACAAAAACTTGTAGATTTTATGAATGAAACTGGTGGTAGTTTAGAAGATTACGTAAGGTTAAATCAAGATTATTCTAATTTAGATAATTTAGCTTTGTTAAGAGAATATTATAAACAAACAAAACCTCATTTAAATTCAGAAGAAGTAGAGTTTATGATAGAGGATTATTTCTCATATGACGAAGAAGTTGATGAACCAAAAGATGTAAAAAGAAAAAAATTAGCTTTGAAAGAGCAAGTTGCTCAAGCAAAGCAGCATTTAGAAAATGCAAAAACCAAGTACTACGATGAAATACAACACGGAAATAAGTTGACGAGTGATCAGCAAAAAGCCATTGATTTTTTCAACAGGTACAACAAAGAGTCAAAAGAACAGCAAGATGTAGCTGAAAAACAAACTCGTACTTTTTTAAATAAAACTAATCAATTATTCAACAAAAACTTTAAAGGTTTTGAATATAACGTTGGAGAAAAAAAGTTTAGATTTAATATAAAAGATACTAATAATGTTAAAGAAACTCAAAGCGACATTAATAACTTTGTCAAGAAGTTCTTGAATAAAGAAAATGAAATGAACGATGCTGCGGGTTATCACAAAAGTTTGTTTACTGCTATGAACGCTGATACTATTGCAAAACATTTTTACGAACAAGGTAAGGCTGATGCTTTGAAAGAAAGTATAGCTAAATCTAAAAACGTTAGTATGGACCCAAGACAAGAATTTAGTAGTCAAGTTAATACTGGCGGTATTAAGGTAAGAGTGTTAGGTAATAATTCTTCTGATTTTAAGTTTAAAATTAAAAACAATAAATAACAATTTAAAATTACAAAATTATGGCAATTACTGCAGGAGGTAATTTGAATAGCGTACCTGCTCCACAAAAGCAAACGTTAAGTTCAAATTACATAGATTTTACAAGTTCAACCACTGCTGGTTGGGCTCAACAATACCTGCCAGACTTGATTGAAGCAGAAGCTGAGGTTTTTGGACCTCGTACAATTTCTGGTTTCTTAGCTCAAGTTGGTGCAGAAGAGGCTATGACAGCTGATCAAGTTATTTGGTCTGAGCAGTCTAGACTACATATATCAGTTAAAGGTACGTTAAACACAGGTACATCAGTATTTACTGTAACTTCTGATATTGATGGAAACAATGCTTCATCTACTAATGTATTTACTTTAGCTAACCACGGTGTTAGATTAAACGATATCGTTTTAGTAGCTGTAGCTGGTAGAGTTTTAAGAGCTCACGTAACTAAAGTTGATGGTGTAGCTATTACAGCTCAACCATACAGCGCTGAAAACTTTGATGATGATTCTTCAATAGCAACAGGTTCTTCAACAGCTGCAACTCTATTAGTTGTAGGTTCTGAGTTTACAAAAGGTACTAACGGTCAAGGTTCTTATGGATCAGGTACTGGTTCTGCTAGAACTGTAAAGCCAACTCACGTATCATTTACTAACAAACCAATTATAATGAAAGATGTTTATGAGATCTCAGGATCTGACGCTTCTCAAGTTGGTTGGATAGAAATTGCAGGTGAAGCTGGTCAATCAGGTTACTTATGGTACTTAAAAGCAGAAGGTGAAACAAGATCTCGTTTTACTGACTACTTAGAGATGACAATGATGGAAGCTGAGAAAACAAACTCAAACTCTCACGTTGTTGATGCTGGTGGTACTAACGATACTGATTATGCTGCTTTAGGTGCAATATCTGGTACTGAAGGTTTATTTGCTGCTATCGAAGATAGAGGTAATGTAACTACTGGTGTAAGTGGTGTTAACGCTGCTACTGATTTAGCTGAGTTTGATGCTATATTAGCTGAGTTTGATTCTCAAGGTGCTATTGAAGAAAACATGATGTTTGTTAATAGAGCTACGTCTCTTGCTATGGACGATATGTTAGCTTCAATGAATTCTTACGGAGCTGGTGGTACATCTTACGGTGTATTTAACAACTCTGAAGATATGGCACTTAATTTAGGTTTCTCAGGTTTCCGAA